AGGAATGGCAAATCAAATAAAAAATAATGCCGTTTCAATCAGAAAAACAAAGAAAATATTTACATGCTAACCACCCCGAAATTGCGCAGAGGTGGGAAAAGCAATATAAAAAAGGTGGACCCGTCCGTGTTGCAATCGCAAGGGGATGTGGTAAAGTAATGAGTGACAGACGCAAAAAAACTAAGTATTATACTTAAAGGAAAAAAACTATGAGACAAAACGGAGTAAGATCTAATGTTAGATTCCCTTATGGGGAAGCTGGTTCTGTTAAGAAACAGGGATACACAGATCGTAAAGACGAATCCATTGCAATGAGAATCAGAAAGCCAAGAACTGCAGCACAGTTAAAAGCTAGCAGAGATGAATCTTATGGTAAATTTGGAAGCGCAGCTAAAAAATCTGGTAAGATCAATAGATAATGCCTACTTTTTATAATTCTACTGCGATGACTAAAAATGAAATCATGGCGAGTCGTGAAGACCGTTATGATGGTTATGCTAAAGGTGGTCGTGTTAGAGCTAAAGAAGGTAGATGGATTCAAAAAGTTAACAAATCTATTAAAGCTAGAGGAACTAAAGGAGTTTGCACAGGTAAAAAATTTGGTAGCAAATCTTGCCCTCCAGGATCTAAAAGATATAACTTAGCTAAAACTTTTAAAAAGATGGCTAGAAAAAGAGGATAATTATGGCAAATACAAGAAGAGAAAATAGACTAGAAGAACTTGGCAGAGTAGATGCTGAAAGAGCACACACTAGATCCGGAGCAAGAAATCTTCGTGACGAAAAAAGAAGAATTATAAGTGGTCTTCGAGGCGGCGGAATTGCTAAAAGAGGCAAAGGAATTGCTTTGAAAAAAGGTGGTCATGTTCCTTCTATGGGTCTCGCTACAACAGGTGGCGGAATCGCTATCAAATAGTGGACGACTTAATTTTAATTAATAAAATTCAAAAGAGACTTAAAGAAAATTTACAAGCAATCGGCGATGCTATGTTAACTGGTAGTGGGGTTGACAATCACGAAAAATATAAGTATTTATTAGGACAGGCTCACGCCGTACAATTAACCTTACAGGAAATCTCTAACCTGCTAAAAGCTAAGGAGCAACATGACACAGGCGGAAACGTCGTCGACATTAAAAAAGGACGTCCCAAAGCATAAACACGCTTTGGCAGACAAATACAAAGAAGAATCAAAAAATTTAAAAGAACCTTTACATCCCGACAATATTACAAACACTGATCAATTACCTGAACCTTCAGGTTGGAGACTTTTAGTTTTACCTTTTACCCCTAAAGATAAAACTAAAGGTGGAATTATTATTGCACAAGAAACTTTAGAGAAATTAAGAATAGCCACGAATTGTGGCTACGTTTTAAAAATGGGACCCTTATGCTATTCTGAAAAGAAATTTACATCAGGACCCTGGTGCAAAAAAGGAGATTGGGTTATTTTTGCTCGCTATGCGGGTTCAAGATTACCAATAGAAGGTGGGGAAGTGCGACTACTAAACGATGATGAAGTTTTAGGAACTATTAAAGATCCTGAAGCTGTTCTTCATCATATTTAACATAGGAAAGGAACTATGCCAGAAGAAGAAAAAAAAGGAGATCTAATTGATGTAGGCGAAGAAGAAGGCGCTGAAATTAATTTAGATGAGAAAGGTGAACCGGAAAAAACGGAAGCACCCAAGGAAGAGAAGATAGAGGTTGAGGAAGTAGCACAGCCCGAAGAAAAAAAAGAAGGTGGAGAAGTTGAAGAACCAAAGGATGAGAAAAAAGAAGAGTTAGAAAAATATAGTGAAGGCGTTCAAAAACGTATTTCTAAACTAACTCGTAAAATGCGTGAAGCAGAACGACAAAAAGAAGAAGCTGTTGTTTACGCTCAATCAGTAAAAAGAGATAAAGAAGATTTAGAAAGTAAATTTTCTAGATTAGATAAATCTTACGTTTCTGAATTTGAAAGCAGAGTTAAAACTAATATGAAAGCCGCTAAACAGGCTTTAAAAACTGCTATTGAATCTCAAGACGTTGATGGACAAGTTACAGCACAAGAGCAAATTGCTACTCTAACAATGGATGCAGCAAGATTGAATGCTTTAAAAATTGCTGAAACTTCAAAACCTAAAGAGAAGGATGTTAAGATTACGCCTCAACAATATAGGCCACAAGTTACTCCTGATCCTAAAGCAGAAGACTGGGCCGTTAAAAATACTTGGTTTGGTAACGATTCTGCCATGACTTATACGGCTTTTGATATACATAAAAAGCTTGTAGATGAAGAAGGTTTTGATCCTAAATCAAATGATTACTATAATGAGGTGGATAAAAGAATAAGACTTGAATTCCCTCATAAATTTGGTAAGATGGAAGGAACTTCTACAGAAAGAGAAAAACCTTCTCAGAATGTAGCATCAGCGAAACGTTCAGCTTTCTCAGGACGCAGAAAAACTGTCAAACTCACACCCTCACAGGTAGCAATTGCTAAAAGATTAGGGGTGCCACTTGAAGATTATGCAAAACAATTAAAAATCACGGAAGGAACATAAGCATATGGAAAAAGAACAAAAAACTTCGCGTGCGAGTCAAACTAAAGCTAAAACAGCTAAAAAAGTAGTATGGACTCCACCCTCATCTCTCGATGCACCAAATGCGCCGGCTGGTTACCGACATAGATGGATAAGAGCAGAAGTCATGGGCTTTGATGATACAAAGAATATGACGGCTATGATAAGATCAGGATATGAGCTCGTAAGAGCTGATGAATATCCTGAAGAAGATTATCCAGTTATGAAGGAAGGCAAATACGCAGGAATGATCGGAGTAGGAGGCCTAGTGCTGGCTAGGATACCAGAGGAAATCGCGAAAGCTCGTCAAGATTATTATGACAAGCAAAACGAAGCTAAAGAAGAAGCTATTAAACACGATATTCTAAAGGAACAGCACCCAAGTATGCCAATCTCACAAGAAAGGCAGACTCGTGTAACCTTCGGTGGTACAAAGAAAAACTAAATTTTTTAGTAATTCCTAAACCAACGAAATTTTATAAACCGTCCCTTCGGGGACAAAGGAGACATAACTATGGCAAATCAAACAGGTGGATTTGGGCTTAGATCGACTTACACTTTGGGTAGCACACCAGCTCCTCAAGGACTTTCTGAGTACCCAATCGAAAGCGCACCAGGCATAGGTATTTATCAAAACGACCCAGTTAACTTACAAGGAACGGGTGGTAGCGATGGATATCTACAAGACGCCTCGGCGAGCACTATGGATGATGGAGTAGCAGGTGGTAATGCTTGGAAGATTAATCTTTCTACACTACAACCTATGATTGGAGTTGTTAATGGTGCTTTCTATGTAGATAGCACTACAAGCAAACCAACATGGGCGAATTTTGTAGCAGCTAGTCAAGCATTCGGTACCAACTACAATACAGGATCATCTGATGGTGTTGGATTTGTTAATGACTATCCATTTCAAGAGTACGTGGTAAAATGCGATGCAAGTGTTGCAATTGCAAAAATGCTCGGAACTCTTACTTACAACGTCAATGATGGAGCAACGGGAACTTCTGGAACTGATGAGTATTCTGGACAATCTATTATCACATTAGATATAGGTTCAGAAACTGCAACAGGAACAGCCCAAGCTGCACTCATGATTGTAAGAGTCGCTAACGATCCTTTGAATGCTGATAATTCGGCTACAAATTCTAACGTAGTAGTTAAATTTGCACCGGGTTCAATCGGCCGTCTCATAGTCTCATAATAGGAGTATATAGAAAATGGCAATATCAAGAGCACAGCTAGTCAAAGAACTAGAGCCAGGTCTAAATGCACTATTTGGACTTGAGTATAAACAATACGTAAACGAAGCAGCTGAAATTTTTGAAACTGAAAATTCTGACAGAGCTTTTGAAGAAGAAGTAATGTTAGCAGGTTTCGCTAATGCAACTGTTAAACCTGAAGGTCAGGGCATATCATACGATAGCGCTCAAGAGACTTTCACAGCTCGTTATACAAACGAAACAATCGCACTTGCGTTCGCGATCACTGAAGAAGCGATCGAGGACAACTTGTACGATAGACTTGCAAGCAGATACACAAAAGCTTTAGCAAGATCTATGGCTAATACAAAACAAGTTAAAGGTGCGGCTATTTTAAATAACGGGTTCAATTCCAGCTACGCAGGTGGAGACGGTGTAGAATTATTTTCTACAGCCCATCCAACTTTAGCAGGGACTTTTTCAAACGAATTAGCTACAGCAGCTGATTTGAATGAAACTTCATTAGAACAAGCATTGATTGACATTGCTGCGTTCACTGATGAAAGAGGTCTAAAAATTGCAGCTAGAGGAATGAAAATGGTTATTCCTTCTGCGCTACAATTTACTGCTGAAAGACTGATGAAGTCTAAAGGTAGAGTTGGAACAGCAGATAATGACATCAATGCGATCAATAATATGGGCGCAGTGCCGGAAGGTTATGTAGTTAATCACTATTTAACTGATACGTCTAAATGGTTCATTAAAACTGATGTTCCTAACGGATTGAAACATTTCACTAGAGCTCCATTGAAAACTTCAATGGAAGGTGATTTCGATACTGGTAATGTAAGGTACAAAGCTAGAGAGAGATACGTTTTCGGATTCTCTGACCCTAGAGGTGCTTTCGGATCAGACATATAATAAATAATTAATTAAGGGGCGGAACATAATTCCGCCCCTTTTTTTATGCAAGGTGTAAAAATGAAGAAATTCCTAGTAAATATTTGGGCTTACGATTATCACGCTAAATTTGAAGTTTTAGCGGAAGATAATCCCAAATCTCTTGAACAATCAATTCTTGACAAACTGGGAGAAAAAAGTGTAAAATGGGAATCAACGGGAATGTTTAGAGATATTCCCAACAGAATAACCTATGAGGAGGTTATAGATGACCGAAGACCTATACAAACAAAAGAGGTCCTTGGAGTTAGGGTGGCAGTATGAGTATAATCAACACGGAAAATATACTCTTAATATGGTCGAAATTGATGAGAAAATCAAAAGTATCATCACTCAGATCAAAGCTGAAGAGTTTAAAATTGCTGATAGAGAAAATAAAATTAGTGATTCGGCCCCCCAAGTTTCTGTGGCAACTTAGATAAACGCCACATCGCTGAAATCGTACTTTTATGCAGGGATCGCTTGCACTCAAGCAAAAAATAACATATAATTTAATCACTATACAAATTTTAAAAAAAATTAAATGTAGACGCGTATAGTCGACATCCCCTAGGGACTACATTTAAAATATTCTAGGAGGAATATTATGGCAAACACAACGTTTAAGGGAACGGTAAGAGCAGAGTCTGGTCTTAAAGTTTCCGCACAAACAGCAGCAACTGGTGCATACACAGATAAATTTACTGTTAATTCATCAGGACAGCCAATAACCGTAAATGGAGCACACTGGAAATATACAGCTGCATCAGGTTACGGACCTACTGATTTAATGATCGGTAAAGCTAGTAGTTCTGCAGCAACTGTAGATCCATTCGCTGAAAGTTCATCTAAATTATTTCCATTAGGAAGTGAATTAATTTACAATGACAGAAAATTCAGATATGGACTTAATGGTGGCTCAGCGATTACTGCTGGAAAACTCGTACAACATGTAACAGAAGTTGCTAATCACACTAACTGTGCTGCTACTGCAACAGTTGCAGCTGGTGAAACAGCAATATCTATTGAAACAGCTGGAGACACAGATCTTACAGCTAATCAATATGCTGAAGGTTATCTATTTGTTAATGATGTGAATGGTGAAGGACAATGTTTAAAAGTTAAGTCTAACCCTGCTCATGATCACTCAGATGATCCAAGTGTTATTATTACTTGTTACGATGATTTAGCAACAGCGTTAACAACTAGTTCTCAATTAACTTTGATGAAGAACCCATACTCAGCGGTTGTTGTAGCTCCAACTACACATACTGGTGCTTGCGTGGGTGCAACAACAATTGACATGACTGCTAGTTATTATGGTTGGTTCCAAACTCATGGACCAGCTGCATTATTAACTGACGGTACTCTTACTCTAGTATCACCAGCAGTTCGTTCAGACGGAACTGCAGGAGCAGTTGAAGTACTAGACTCTGAT